AAGACTTGAGCAAAGACGCATTGAGGCAGAAATAGCCCGTAACAACGCAAACAACCATCCATACCCACACGAGATAGACGACAGACTTTGACAACTAACCCTGCGGGGGTAAGACATGATCGAATTACTCTTTGCAGTCGTATTAAGCCAACAGCAAATTCAAGATCAATGCATTTATCAAGCGGGTGTCGCAAGCCGAGTACAGGAAGCCAGACATGAAGGCGATGACTGGGAAACCTTTCAAGCCAAAACACAGAAAATCTACAAAGACGATGAGGGCTACCACAACCTGTTAGGCATTGCCTATCTGGTCTACCACGAAGCATCTATTGAATTTAGTCCTGACCAGGTATTTGAACTGATATTTGATGCCTGTAATGCGGGACACAAGAAAACTCCGATAACAAAGCAAGAATTTAATTTATAAACGAGGCCAACCATGGCAGATGAAGATTTTAGCAAGCTAAACGGTCAGGTAGCGCAAGCTTTTGTGCCTGGCGGCAGTAATGCGGCAGCTTTAACTCATGACCTTTCAAATATTACTTTTTGGGCGCCTACCGCTGACTGTGTTTACGAGTACGATACCGGAAATTTTGATGCGCCGGTAGAGCTACTTCAGGGGACTGTGCGCGGCGTTCCTAGTGACGCGAAAACCTTAACGTTTACCGTTGCGACAAAAATCGAATACTCACGTAAGAATCAGGCTAACGGCTAATGCCAGCACCAGACCAAATCCCACAAGGAACCAGCTATTACTTTATAGCCGATGCTTGCGGTGTATTTGAAGATGCAATTTACACGTTTGAGGTAAAGCAGTTTCCTGGAAGCGATCCTGTTATTGAGAAAGAAGGCTCAGCCATCAACAGCAAAATTGAATTTATCCTGACACCAGAAGAAACAGCATCACTTGATGTTGGGCTTTGGTATCTCGTAAGAACAGCGACACTTCCAAACTGGACAGTCGATGCCGTTAAACGGGTGCAGATCACTAAAGGATGGGCGTAGTGGCCGTTAATAGTAACCCTATGCGTAAAAACAAGAAGGAATGGCATAGAGATAAAGTTGTTGAGTATGTGTTTCAGAAAGTTGCCACAACATCATTAGGTATTGAGTCCATCGTTAAAACAGCACCACATGAAATGCCAACACGTCAGACGATTATGGAGTGGATCGTTGAAGACAAGTCAATTGCCGACAAATACACGCGCGCGAAAGAGTTGCAAGCTGATTACATGGCTGAGGAAATCCTTGATATAGCCGATGAAGGCAAGAACGATTACATGACTGTTACGCGTGGCGATAACGATATGGAGGTTGTCGATCACGAACACATTCAGCGGTCAAAGCTTCGTATTGAGTCACGCAAATGGTTGATGTCAAAACTTAAGCCAAAAGCCTATGGCGATAAGGTGAGTTTAGACCACCAATCACCAGATGGAAGTATGACGCCTAAGGCCGGATTAGACGCATCAAAACTAAGCACTGAAACACTTCAAGAACTGATGAAGGCTTATGAACACACCAGTTCTGACGCAGGATGATTTATTAGCAATTGAAAGGGAGTTATGTTCACGCTCTCTTGCTGAGTTTGCTAAGCGTGCGTGGAAGGTATTAGAGCCTGTTGCAGAACTAAAGTGGGGTTGGGCTTTAGATGCTATCTGCTTGCACCTTGAAGCGGTCACAGATGGGCGCATTAACCGTCTACTGATGAATGTCCCGCCAGGCACAATGAAAAGCCTGCTTACTGGCGTTATCTGGCCAGCGTGGGAATGGGGGCCGAAAGGTTTACCTGAAATGCGTTTCATTGGTACGGCGCATGAAGAAACGCTTGCAATACGTGATAGCCGTAAATGTCGCGATCTCATCAAGTCAGATTGGTATCAAAGCCTTTGGACGATAGGTCTTGACCCATCACTTGATGGTAAGCGTGAGTTTGGCAATACCCGTAAAGGTGTAAGGCAAGCACGCTCATTCACATCAATGACTGGTGTGCGTGGTGACAGAGTAATACTCGATGACCCTATTAGCGCAGACAGTGCAAACAGTGATTTAAAGCTTGAAGCTGCACGCATAGCGTTTACCGAAACATTGCCGACTCGGATCAACTCCAGCAAGTCAGCAATTGTTGTAATCATGCAGCGGCTCAACGAGAAAGATACGTCAGGAGTCATTCTGGATATGGGTCTCAAGTATGAGCATCTGTTTATTCCGATGCGCTTTGACCCAACACGAATATGTAAAACCTCTATCGGGTGGAAAGACCCACGAACCGAAGAAGGCGAGCTGATGTTCCCTGAGCGGTTTGACGAGGAACAAGTTCAAGAGCTTGAAAAAACATTGGGCAGTTATGGTGCGGCTGGACAATTACAGCAGCAACCAGCACCACGCGGCGGCGGCATTATCAAAACGCAGTGGTATCAGTACTACCTTGAAGAGCCAGAGATTGAGTTTTGCGAGGTCTTTGCTGATACAGCAATGAAGACCAAGGAAGAAAACGATTTCAGCGTCCTTGAGCTTTGGGGTAGGACCATAAACGGCCAGGCTGTATTGCTAGACTTAAAGCGCGGCAAATGGGAAGCACCAGAGTTATTAGTTCAAACCCGTTCATTCTGGTTAAAGCACTTAGGCCGCAAGGTTGCACCGCGAGCACTTAACGTTGAAGACAAAGCAAGCGGCACAGGATTGATTCAAACGTTACGGCGTGAGGGCATTCCAGTCCTGCCAATACAGCGCAACGTAGACAAGATAACGCGCGGCTATGACGCAGCCCCATTCATTGAGTCAGGCAACGTTCTATTGCCGGAAGTGGCAGATTACCTATCCGATTTTCTAAGTGAGTCTGAGAGCTTCCCAAGTGGGGCGCATGACGATCAGCTTGATCCAATGTTTGATGCAATTCAGAAAGTGCAGACAGCAAGAGCCATAAAAATACGAAAACCAATCACCATCCCTAACCTGAAGAGATTTTAAGTGGAAGAAGAATTAGAAATGCTCGACCGCTTCAAGCGGGACATTGCTAAAGACGCTGATATTCTCTCAGAACAGCGGGACAAAGCAGATGAAGACATGCGCTTTATCTACGTTGACGGTGGGCAGTGGGAAAACTTTCTTGAGAAGGAGTTTCAAGGGCGTGCAAGGCTTCAATTTGATTACGCATCACAGGTAAAGAATAAGTTTGTCGGTGAATACAGTCTCAGTCGTTTGGGTGTTGAATACGATCCAGACGATGACGCAACAACCGATGATGATGCAGAGCTACTGTCTGGCATTTACCGCGCCGACTTTCGCGATAACTCAGGCCGTGAAGCTGTAGAGACGGCGATTGATGAGTGCGCGACTTGTGGTTTTGGCGCTTATGGCATGTTTACCGAGTACCGGGACGAGGAAGACCCTGAGAACGAGTTACAGAAGATTGTCTGGCGTCCAATTCATAACGCCTACAATTCCGTATTTTATGACCGCTCAGCAAGGCGTGCAGATAAGCAGGACGCACGATGGGTAACAGAGCTTACGCCATACACTATAGACGCGTTTGAGAGTGAGTTTCCGGATGTTGAGCCATCTTCAGCTTATACGCCACAAGACCGCAGCTATCTGAATGAGAACGGCTCAGCGAATGAAGTGTATGTTGCGACACGTTACGAGATAGTTAAAAAGAAAGAGCCTGTATATATCTACAACAACCTGGCATCTGGTCAGGTGGAAATGTACAGCAAAGACGATCACGAACTGATTAAGGATGAGCTAAAAAGCAGTCAAACGCATCGGTTTGTAAAAGAAAGAAAAATCATCAGCCGTAAGGTAATGATGTCGCGCTTTGTTGGTAACGAGTTTATTGAAGAGCCGCGCCAGATAGCGGGAACTAGATTACCGATTATCCCGATGTACGCCTATCGTGCATTTATTAACGGCGTTGAGTACTACTTCGGCTTGATTCGCCCCATTAAGGATCCTTGTCGGTCATTTAACGTGCAGATGAATCAGTTGGTCGAAAATGCTGCATCAGCTGGACAGGAAGTACCTATCTTTGGCCGTGAGCAGATAGAAGCTCAGGATGTTGCTCAGCTTTGGGCTGACAAGAACAATAAACCGTTTTTGTATGTTGACCCATTGACAGATGGTGATGGCAATATCGTTTCATCGGGTCCAATTGGCTACAACAAGCCACCAATGCTTGACCAAAGCACATCAGAATTGATTGAGATTATTCCTAACTTCCTGCGTGAAGTGACAGGTGGCGCACCACAGGACACGTTAGATCCAGATGCGTCCGGCAAGGCCATCAACGCAATGATCAAACAACGCAATCTGACCACGCAAAGCATACGGCACAACATTGAGAAATCATTCGTTGCTGCTGGTGACTTGTACCAATCTATTGCATCAGATATCTACAGCACCAAACAGATGGTTAGAACGCTTGGCAAGGATGGCTCAGAGGGTAAAGAAACCCTGTTTAAGGTCATTGCTGATCCAAAAACAGGCCGCTTGATTGAAGCGAACACATTACGTGGCAAACGTTTCCGGGCTCATGCTGATGTAGGTCCAGAATACGGCAGCATGAAAGAGCAAACAGTTGAAGACTTGAAAGGTATCTCAGAAACACTGAAGGGCACGGCGGCGGGCGAAAAATATCTGGACGTCATTATCTCCACCATGCTGGATAACGCAAGTGGTGTGGGTATGGGTCCACTAAAAGAGTTTAACCGCAAGCAAATGATGTTGCAGAGCTTGATTGAGCCGCAAACGGATGAAGAAAAAGAATGGCTCGCCCAGGCAACACAGCCACAAGAAGATCCGAATCAGAAATTAATGGAAGCTGCAGCCGCTCAGCAAATAGCAGAGGCTAAAAACCTTGATGCTAGCTCTATCGAGAAAATTGCCAGTGCTGAGAAGAAGGCAGCAGAAACACAAGAAATATTCGCGGACATACAAAACAGCCAGACTAAAACCAAGATGGAATATAGCAAAGGGCTGATGGAGATCCGCAATCAAGTTTTAGGCCAAGCGCGAGGTCTGAATTAAGTCACGGCGACTTTAAGCCGGGTGCATATTCGCACACACTCACACACCATTAGAGGTAAAAACATGGGCACAGAAGCGGAAAACCTAGACCAAAACACGCCTGAAGAAAATGAATTTGAGGAAGTGGAAACCGAAGAGATTGAGTCGGAAGAAGCTGACGAGAATGAAGCGGAAGGCGATGGTCAGGGTGAGGAAGATACGCAGCCTCAAGACAAGCAGCAACATAAAACAGATTGGATCCAAAAGCGAGTGGCAAGAGCTAATCGCAAAGTGGAAAAGGTATCTGAAGAAGCTGAAGCGGCTAAAACTGAACTGGAGCTCTTAAGGCAGAAGAACAAGCTTTTAGAGTTAGCGGTACAGCAACGCACGCAACAGCCCAAACCAGATGCAGCGCCAAACCCTGATGACTTTGATGGTGGGGAATACGATCCAGCGTTCAGAAAAGCGCATGAATCGTACCTCATTAAAAAAGCAGAAGAAGCGGCGCATCAGCGATACCAGGAAAGCCAGAACAACACCTTACAGCAGCAGCAAGAAGCGGCGAAACGTCAAGAGCTGGAGCAAAAGCAGCGGGGGCATTATGAGCGCGCCTTAACGCTTGAAGTGAAAGATTATGACGTGTCAGAAGATAAGGTGATGGAAATCCTGGGTGAAGACAATGTGAATCACATCATTGCTAATTTTGATGAAGACTCACATGCGCTGGTTTACCACCTCGGCAAGAACGAGAAGGAAGCCCGGCGACTCGCTGATTTAATTCAAACCAATCCTATTCGTGGTGCTGCTGAAATAGGTCGGCTCTCAGAATCATTGAAACTGAAGCCAAGCAAATCATTCAGCCCAAACCCGGTTGACCCGCTTGAAGGAGCGGAGCCGGGAGCAAATGCCACTGAAGCCAAGATTAGTGCAGCGTTTAAGCAGTATGAGAAAGGTGCTATCACGATGCAGCAATACCTTGACCGTAAGAAGCAGATTTTGGGCGCTTCTAAATAAGGGAAAGTCCCATGGCTAATAAGCTAAATAAAGATGAGGTCTCCCTCATCGAAGAAGTTGTGAAGCAGTTTGACAGTGACAATACCGTTGCTAAGCAAGCTGAGTTCTTCACGCAACCGGAAGGAAATATGCAGCGTCAAGGCGATACTGTCTGGCGTGATGTGCCTATGATTTCAACCACGGTATCTGGTTTGGATATTACCGGCAAAATTGGTGATATCGGTGAGTTCCAGGTGCCTGCAACCTTATCCAACATTGAGAACGTACCTTGGCAGCTGAATGCCTTGGAGCTTCGCGATCCATCTTATCGGGAACGTAAGGCTAAAAGTGGCGCGCAGGCGTTATCTGCATTTGTTAACCGCGCAATGGCTAACAAGGTCAACATTGAAGGCTCTTTGACTGTTGCTCAGTCAACAGTATTGGCTGGATATGATGATGTTTCTCTGGTTGAAGCATTGATGCTTGAAAATGATTTGTCCGATATGGAAAAAACCATGGTGCTTGCGCCACGGGATTACAACCGTATGTCGGGCGATCTGGCGAAACGCACGCTAATGAATCGCTCTGAAAAAGCATTAAGCGAGAGCGAGCTTGGACGTATTGCTGGCTTTAACACGTTCCGTAGCTCGTTTGCTCCAACTGTGGCTGCTGCTGCAGGTGGCGCGACTCTGGTTGGCGGTACTCAGCGTTACGTTCCGGTAGCAACATCGACCGCATCAACAGGCGAAGAATCAAAAGTGGATAACCGCTTCATGAATCTGACCGTAGATAATACGGCTGGTGTTGCGGCTGGTGATAAGTTCACTATCGCTGGTGTTAACGCTCTGTCACACATCAATAAAAACAATACGCAGCAATTGAAAACGTTCACCGTGAAAGAAGTTGTTAACGGAACTACGTTGAAGATTGCGCCCGCTATTGTGGTGAATGATGGAAACAGCAACCTTGAAGATGATTACGCAAACTGCTCGGCTCCTGCAGCAGATGGCGTGGCGCTGACTTGGTTGAACACAACAGCGGCTCAATCAAACATCTTCTTTACCAATGACTCTATTGAAGTGTTCGGCGGTAATCTGGTGTTTGATGCAGCGCCTAACGTAGCCGTTGAGCGTATGACAACTGAGTCAGGCATTGAAATTCTGTTTGCCCGCTCATCTGATGTGTTCACCGGCAAGACAACCTATCGTATGACCATCTTCTTCGGCGTGACTAATAAGCACCCTGAGAAAAACGGCATCTTGATCGGCGGTCAATCTTAATCACTTAACAAACCTCGACAATAGGGAGCTTCGGCTCCCTTTGTCGTTTTAAGGGGAATAGAAATGCCCGTATTAATTCTAGGCTACAAAGATGGTAAGCAGAAGTGGCATGAAGGAGCTTTGCCTAAAGGGTGGGATAAAAAACCAGATACCAAGGATGATGATTTAGAAGCAGAAGCAGAAGCAGAAGCCTTGCAGTCTGTTGATGAAATGGAATTGCCACAGTTACATCAGATTGCAAAAGATATGGGCCAAAAGATGGCGGCAAACATTGGCCTGGAAAAAGCCCGTGAAAAAGTCAAATCCATGCTTGAGGCTGAGTAATGAGTTCAGGAACTGAAATCATACAGACAGCGCTCCAAAGGATTGGAGTGCACTCTGTTGCTGCACCAGCGTCACCAGAAGCTATAGTGTCTGGTAAAGATATGCTGAACAGTATGCTGCAAATGTGGCAGTCAATAGGCGTTGAGTTAGGCGCTGTACCACTCAATGCGCCAGGTGATGAACTTGGAGAGCCCATGGATGCCAGAGCAGGTATCATCGACAACCTTGCCATATACATGGCACCAGAATTCTCAAACGGCAAGCAAATCGTTTCACCAGAGCTTAGTCGTAGTGCTCGTATTGGTTATGCATTTATTAAAAAGATGTATCAATCAATCGAGATCCCAAAAAAGAAAATGTCATCAACTATGCCGCTTGGTGCTGGTAGCACTCGGGGCAATCATGCAGCTGTGTTTATCAATGGCAGCAGAGAGATTGGTGATTAATGCGCATCCCATTTCCGGCAGGCTTTGAAGGTGTTGAGTACCTGCCAAAGACGCGCCGCGTATTGCAGAACTGTTTTAACAATGGTGATGGCAAGATAATTGGACGTCCTGGAATTGAGTTAATTGCTGAGACTAATGCGGTAGCACGCGGTAGCTTTGTATGGAATGGTGCGCTTTATCATGTGTTGAGTCAGGAGCTGGTCAAGATGACAAACCTTGTCACAGGCACGTATTCAGTCATTGGTACGATTGCGGGCCCTGAAGCGATTGAAACAGCGATAGGCTTTAATGAGGCGGTCATTGTTGTTAAAGGCGGCGCTATTTACACGCTTGATGCGAGTGACACGCTGACCGATATATCAGGTGAGGCCAATATTGAGCCATCGGTTGATGTCTGTCACATAAACGGCCGGTTTGTTTACATTCCTGCGGATGGTGATCCAGCTTATGTATCTGATGTAGGTAATGCAGCGAGCGTGCAGCCACCTAGCTTCTTTGATGCTGAGGAATTGCCCGACAAAAACAATGCCTGCTTTAACTTTAACAACACGCTGTTTATTTGTGGTACGGACTCAATCCAGCTGTTTCGTGATGCTGGAATATTGCCAAACCCTTTGCGAGTCGTGAATGGATCGCGAATACCAAATGGCTATATCGGCGGATTGCTGGAATATAACAGCACGTTTCTATTTATCGGCCGCGAGAAAGATCAAGACTTTGGCATCTATGCAATTGGTCAGGGGCAGGCTCCAAAGATATCAAACGAATCAATTGATTTAATCCTGTCCACGTATACACAGGCAGAGCTTGCCGAGGCGATATCAGGCCGGATTAAGTGGCGAGGCTATGACCTTGCTACATTCACATTACGCAGACATTCATTCGGCTTTTTCGGTGGCAACTGGTTCTTACTGGATACCGTCTTTGATGGCGTATCGCGTCCATGGGGCGCGGGCTATATCACGCAGTTTGATGGCGAGTATTACACCGCATTCAGCGACAAACTAGGTCGTATCGGCAAACTGAATACCGATTACGGCGAACGCATTACGCACATCATTGATTTAGCGATGGAGCAGGCAGATGGCGATTACTTTGCCTGCCAACAAATAGAACTTGGTATCTCGCAAGGCTATAACGCAGCCAATGGCTCGGTGGCTATCATGATGAGTCGCGATAACGTGACCTATGGCCCGCCTGTATACCGAAACCTTGGCAGTATTGGTCAGTACGCACAAAAGCTTATCTGGAACCCGCCTGGTGGTCTTGGTAGCTATCAAGGCTTTATGGGTGTGCGCATCTACTCCACAGAAGATATTGAGTTTTCACTTGATTACATGAGTGCGAGCCTGCGATGAAAATCATCACAAAGCCCGATCACGGCACAGCTATTATCAATGGTGGCATGGCGTCTCATAGCTTGCAGTCATTCTTTGATGATATCGAATCACAGTTAAATAACTTAGTGCTTGGCCAGTCTGTCCGGCTTCCTGTTTACACCGTAGCAACCTTACCGCCTGCAGCAAATAACTTGGGCGGGCAAATCTTTGTGAGTAATGAATCTGGCGGCGCTGTTCCTGCCTTTAGTGACGGAACCAACTGGCGAAGGGTAACAGATAGGGCTGTTGTTTCGTGATAACGAGGACGTTTGATTATCGACTGGTCAAGCGGTTGGTCAAATTCAACTTTGCCATATCGTCAGAGTGTTACTACCTCATACAGGATGATATGCAAGGACTATGGATATTGGAGCCTGTTGACGGAAAGCTGATGCTGCACTGCCAGATGGGTGTCAATGTCAGAGGCAAAAAGGCCGTTGACGCGGCAAAAGAAGTGTTTGAGTGGGTTTGGAACAATACTGATTACGAAACGATTTACGGTGAGACGCCAAGAGACAACAGGGCGGCTTGCATGATGGCGGCAAAGGCGGGAATGACATACACCCACCTTGCTGATGATGGTTATATTTGGCATGAGGTGCATAAACATGGGCGGCGGTAAAGGCGATAAAGCAGGAAAAAGGGCAGCCGAAGCACAGGTTCAGGCTAATGACGCATCAATCGCAGAAATGCGGCGGCAGTTTGACACGACACAGAAAAACATTGCGCCATTTCTGGAAGCTGGGCAAGGTGCTGTTCCTGGTGTTGAGGCCGGAGCCACAGTTGGCGGCATGGATGAAATGCTCGCTCAGATATTTAACAGCGACATATTCGGCTCACTGGTCGATGAGCGTCAGCGTGGTGTGCAGGGTCAACTAGCTGCAGGCGGATTGACGCGCTCAGGTACGGCTATGCAGGAAGCGGCAAGAGTGCCAACGGACTTAGGTTTAATGCTGGAGCAGATGCTCAATGGCCGTCAGACCAACTTAATGAACACCGGCCTTAATGCGGCAACGGGACTAGGTCAGATGGGGCAGCAAAACTCAGCCAATATCGGCAATATGATGAGCGCATCAGGTAACGCTGTTTCAAGCGGCATTATCACGGACCAGCAAGCCAAAGCCCAGGGCCAGCAAAATATGCTCAATACTGCAGCAACGATTGGTTCAATGTTTATGGGTTTCTCTGATCCGCGCCTGAAGGAGAATGTTGAACAGGTTTCATCCATCCATGACTTAAATGTGTATCAATGGGACTGGATGCCGGAAACCAAAGGCACGCTGGTCGAAGGCTGTTCAACTATCGGGTTTATGGCAGATGAGGTGCAGGATAAATACCCGCAGCATGTTGGCGAGTTTGGCGGCTTCATGATAATCGATTATCCGGCACTACTGGATGAGCTTGAATCAAAAACATTAGTGGAGGCCGCATAAATGGCAACGCTTGAAAACGTGAATGGCGCGTCATTAGTTCCAAGCTTTGATGGTGGGCTTGGTATGCTCTCTCAGGCCTTTGGCGGCATGATGGACCGCAAGCGCGCAGAAGAAGCGAAGGCGGCACAGCAGCAGCAAATAGCTCAGATTCTTGGTGTAGGTCAGCAGGGCGGTCAGGGAGGTATGCCGGGCGCAACCCCAGGCATCAACGGCAATCCTCAAATGGGCCAAGAGCAGTTGATGCGTATAGCTCAAATAAATCCGGAGCTTGCCAAGACACTGCAAGGTGTTATGGAGCGCGGCGATAAGCTGGAGCAGGAGCAGGCCAAAACTGAGGTCGATAGACGCATGAGAGAATCAGCGTTTATCAGTAAGCAAAAGTCACACCCTGAAAAAATCAACGCTATTACTGAGCTAGCTAATCAAGCCATCATGGATGGCGAAGACCCAACCCCTTATATTGAGCTTGCCAACCTACCAGAAGAGCAGCTTGATTTGCGACTGCAGGGCATGCAGGTGATGGGAGCTGATGCTAAAGCATTATTCCCTGAAGCACCAAAACCAACCGCCTTAGAGCAGCAGTTGCAAGCAGCAGGGCTGAAGCCTGGTACGCCCGAATATCAAGAAGCTATTCGCAATAATGTTAATGGCGTTTTATCACCTGAGGCATTGGCGCAGAAACAGCAAATAGCGTCAGCCGGTAAATCTTCAACTAGTGTCAATATGAATGTTAATAGTGGCGGCGAAGATAAGGAGCGCGAGGAAATAGCCAAAATTGATGCCAAGCAATATGGTCAGGTTCTTGAAAAGGCTAGCAACTCACAGGAGACACTGGACAACCTTTCACAGCTTGAATTGATTGATGTTCAGACTGGCGCGATTGAGCCTGCAAAAGTGGCAATGGCGGCAATAGTTGAAGGGTTTGGTGTGGATGCTAGTGGAATTGCTAATGTATCGAACGCTCAGGCGTATAACGCAGTGGCAAATACATTGGTTAATAAAGTTTTAAACGCTGCAAAAGGCCCGCAAACTGAGCAAGATGCGGCTCGCGCTAGACAAACCATTGCTAATCTTGGTGATACACCAGAGGGCGGCAAATTCAAGATCAACGCAATGAAAGCCCTTGCCATGCGTGACATTGAAATGGCTGATTTCATTCAGAGCAAAATGGATGCTCAACGTGAAAATGATGAGATTGTAAGCTTTAGTAAAGCCCGCACTGAATGGAATAACTTTAAGCGTGAAACGCCATTGCTATCAAGTGCCGTTAAAAACCCAGCTACAGGATTGCCGGTGTTCTTTTATGAGTTTAAAGAAAACGCTGAACGTAAGCGGCCCGGTATAACCGAGCAGGAAGTGATTGATGCGTGGAGAAAGATAAATGAGTGAATATGATGACTTGCTTGAGGGTTACGAGGTAAAAGGCAAAGTCATTCCTGAGCCTGTCGAAAAGAGCAAGGAGGCTGACCTTTTTAGCGGTTATGAAGTTAAGGGAAAGTTAATACCTGACCCAAATCAAACTCCTGTAAAAGCACAGCCTGGATGGGGCGAATTTTTCACCGGCTCAGCCAGAAAACAAAACAACCCTGAATTAGCTGAACTACCTGAATTTGGCACAACTAAAGAAGGTGACACACCACGTATAGCGGCAGGCTTTTTGTCTACGTTTGACCCTAAAGCGCAGATGGATATGATCAAGCAGGCGGTGCCAGAGGCGCGCTTTGAACAAACAGATGATGGAACGGTAATTATTGAAGTGCCAACTGACTCAGGAGAAATGCGCCGCTCAGTATTAAATCGTCCAGGATTCTCTCCACAAGACGCTATGACAGCAACAGCCCAAGTATTGGCATTTATCCCTGCAGCAAAACTTGCCAGCCTTGGTAAAACGCTCATGGCTAAAATAGGCATGGGTGCGGCTGGCGCGGGTGCAACAGAACAGCTATTGCAGGAAGGTGGTATTGCATTGGGTCGAGAAGAGCGCGATCCGGTTTCAACTGGCGTGGCTATGATGGCAGGCGGCGCAGCAGAGGCCATTGCTCCAGCCATTCAAGGTTTCAGGGCATCACGTAACGCTAAACAATTTGGCGCGATGACAGATGATATTGCTCAAGTTTCAGATAATGTTGCTGTGGCGAAAGAAGCCAGTGAGCAAACCGGCGTGCCATTATTTCAAGCACAAAAAACCGGCGTGCCAGCAACACTGGAAAAGCAATCATTTGTCGCTCAATTGCCAGCAGGAACCAAATCAGCTGTAAAAGCCTTAAGAGGTCAAAATAAAGCGGCAGGCGATGCAGTTGAGAACTTCCTTAATACCATTGCCCCGCCTGAATCTGTGGTGACAGCCCAAAGTCGTACACGCTCAGCAGCGCAGGCAGCGATTGATAACGCAAAACGGATAAGAGCAGAAAAAACATCACCGCTTTATAAGTCAGCATTTGAGAAGTCAGCTGATGTGAATATAGCGCCTATCAAAGATTACATAAAATCATCATTAGATGACTTGCCAGAATCGGGCGAGGTGTCAAAAACACTGAAAAAAGTTAATGCATTAATGACCGGCAAAGCGAAAGAAGTGGATGGTAAAACCGTTATCGAAAAGCCCACCTTAAAACTGCTTCACAATGCCAAGCTTGAATTAGACCAAATGCTCAGCAAACAAGGCGAAAACGCGTTAGGCAATACCACTAAACGACAAGTAACCGAAATCAAAGACTTACTCCTGCAACAAATGGATGAAGCAAGCCCAGACTACCGGGCAGCCAGAGAATTGTTTGCAGCCGAATCTCCGCCTGTTTCGGCTCTTCAAGACTCAATCGTTGGCAAGATAGCGGATTTGGACGATACACAGCTGAAAAGCGTCACCAGTAAGATATTTGACCCTGCCCAGACTAATCCGCAAGTTGTTTTGAAAGCGAGAGAGGCCATCACCAATACGGATCCCGATGCCTGGAATGAAATTGTGCGTACGGAATTGGAACGCCGGTTAGGTTCAATCAAAGCGACTACCGAATCAGGAACCGTCGAAAACCTGCCAGGACAGCTTTACCGGGCGCTATTCCCTAACGCTAAAAGTGAAACAGTGTTGATGAATGCGCTCACAGCTGAGCAGCGTAAAAACATGCAGTACTTAAAGACCGCATTAGGTCGTGCCAGATTAGGCCGTCCAGGTGGATCACAAACGGCAGCGCGCGAAGAAATTAAGAGTGAATTAAAAGGTGGGCTGGTTCAAGGATTCCGTGATTGGCTTCGCAACCCTATATCTGGAGCTGTTGATAAAGGTGTCAGCATGATAACCATGGCAGGTGAGGATGCGTCATTTAATAGTCGCGTTTCTGTCTTAGCAAAAGCACTTTATGATCCAAAATGGCAGCCAGAAATGCGAGCATTGAGACAGCTAAAGTCAGATACCCCTGCAGCAGCCAGAGCGTTTACGCAGTTGTTAAATGATATCGAGCAAGATGAGTTTAACGATAGTATTCAACAACAGAGCCAAGAACAACAATGACCAAGACAACAGCCATTACTTCCGGAAAGAAATAGCAGAGCGCGATAAAGGCCAGAAACTCCATTAATTACACCGAGTATAAACCTGATTACCAACCGTGGTTGATGTGCAGTTTAAGGAAGGGTAGTTAGGAACTGGTTGAGAAGGCGGCAACTGAGGATGTTGCGGCGCAGGAACTTCAATTGTGTTGCCAAGATTTTGAATCAACGCCGCTTTACGAAGACGCTCAGCAGTATCTTTTTCATCCAGTGCCATCATGCACTGGCCATATTCAGCAGTTCCTTTAACAAAACCATAATCATCGCATTGCGTGTGATGGTTAGCTGTGCGCACAGCTTGAGACTGACAACCAGCCAAGAGAGCAACAGAAAGAATGATAAGTAAACGCATTACCCGAATATATCACAATTACCAATTAGGGCAATAACATGGCATCAATGATAAGCGAGCATGAGTCGTTTCAGGGCACGGACGGAAAGCCTATTGTTAATGGGTATATCTATGTTGGTGCGGCGGGGCAAGATCCAAAGCTTAACCCGATAGTGATTTATTCGGATCGCGAATTGACTGTGCCAATTGCCAATCCACAACGTACCGATAGCTATGGTCGCGCTCAAAACAAGATATGGGTTCCCGCTAGATACTCTCTAAAAGTTGAAGACAGTAACGGCGCTCAAAAGCTGCAGGACTTGCAGCGTGGAGAGCTTGCAGATTCGCCCACTATTAACTTAATCAATGTTCAGGGTATTAACGATGTCACGGCTGAGGCTGTGCCACCTGTTAGCGCCTATGTGGATAAAGCGGTTTATGTTTTAACGGTTGTGAGCACAAACACCGGGGCGGTGACGCTGGATTTTGGTGCCGGTCCAGCGCCAGTTGAAAAGAATAATGGAGACGCTTTGGTTACTGGTGACTGGCCAGCGGGAAGTATTCAGCGGGTTACTTATAACGCCTTTAGTAGCAGATTTGACACACTGACATTCAGCACTGTTGAAATCAACAATGAAATAACACAGATAAAGGCAGACTTGCTTAAAACGCTACCTATAGGATGGCCATTTCCAATATTTTCACATATTACTGGTGTTACAGTTCCATCAAATGCTGGCGATGAAAAATATATCCTTTTAACAGCGGGAGAGTCCGGCGTTGGTGAATATAACGAGGGACTATTAACCAGTGAGTCCGTAAGTGGTACATCGCCTAATATCGCTGCCACAGCTGTCATATCCCACGCTGAAAGCCCTATGGATGGGCAAACAGTTCCATTAATTAATACATCGCGCCCATTCATTCGACCAGGGTCGTCAGGTGCAGAACAATCAAGCCAAAATCTATCTCACACCCACACCTATCCATTTCGACAGACTGTATTGGAGGCTGCAACCATTTATCCCGGATCTGGCTCAGGAGCGGCTAACACCGGCACGACAGCTTCTAGTGGCGGCGATGAGTCACGCCCTAGAAACATAGGTGCAACCTATTATATGAGAATAGCATGAGTTTACTAAAGAGTCATACCAAAGAAGATGAGAAAAACCTTTACAAGTTTGTCACTGAGTATTACCGGTTAATTGATGGCAGATTGGTGTGGTCTAAGTCTAGGGGTAGAGCGAAAGTAGGTAGTGATGTCGGATCTATAAGGCCTGACGGCTATGCCCATACCGTTATATTTGGACGATACTATTTTATGCATCATTTGGTTTGGCTGTTTTTTAACAAGGTCTTACCCACAAAACATATAGACCACATTGATGGGAACCCTTTGAATAATTCAATTGAAAACCTAAGACTGGCGGACCAGTGGGAAAATAGAGCAAACGCTAAACCTCCAAAGATAAGGGCCATTCCAATGGGTGTGCATAAAACGCAGTCAGGAAAATACATGGCGATATATAGAAATAAGCACAGAGGGACGTTTGACAAGATCGAGGATGCTCATTCGGCATACATTGATGCCAAAAAAACAGCTATCTGTGGACATATTTTTGAAGAGAGGACCGCATAATGCCTTACATGAAAAATGACACGATAAGCCAGTCAATGATTGATGGTGGTATTGAAATAAGCGATGCTCAATATCAGTCTCTGCTTGCGGCTAAATTGGACGGTAAACCCGTTACAGTGCGCAATGGCGAACCCTTTATTCATAGCGGTGAAAAACGAACTGTTTACCGACTGTTTGAAAATATTGTCGAATCACAAGAAATATTGACCGAGGATGAGACTCCTTCTGGGTGGCAGGATGAAATTCCTACGCCCGCACCGGAACCGATAACTCAAGTGAGTCGCGCACAGGGAACGGCGCAGCTAAAAATATCAGGCTATTGGTCCACTGTGATTGCACTTGTTGATGCTATTCCAGATCCCACAACAAAAATAATTGCTGAGCAGGCTTTATATGCAGCAAATACATGGCAGAAAGATAGCCCGACAATGCAGCTACTTGCTGGTGAAAGCGGTTTAAATCTGACTCAGCAGCAGTTTGACGATTTGTTTATAAACGCAAGCCAGATACAGCTTTAACCACCAACCACCCTCACCAAACAAACCCGCCAAGTGCGGGTTTTTTATTGCCCGGAGTTTCACATGAATCTATGCCTAGACCTTGCATTAAACTGGAGAGGTAAGCGCTCGTTCACGCCACCAACAAACACACCCATAGCCTTCCAATCCCTAACGGCAAACGGCACAAGTGGCACGGTTTCAACCACGCAATTAACAGCCACGTTTGATATTGATCCGGGTTTAAACACTTCAAATTTTGTTGTGACAGGTGCGAGCAAGGGTGTTGTATCGAAGGTTGGGGCTGTTTATACGGTTAATATTCACACTATAACGGTTGAAGATGGGCAGGGCGTTACACTGGATATTATCAATGTTCCTTCAGGCTTTACGATTACACCTCTGTTTAGAACCGTGGCGGTTAATGTTGCTCCAGCCTCTAGTCTGTTCCCAACGCCAAGTTACACCCAGGCATGGATGAGTGAGATCGTCACTCGACCACAAGATAACGATGGATGGACGATTTTATCTATATCCGCAACAAGTCGCGTTATGTACGTATCTGAATCGGGTGATGATGGCGCCGCTACGCCATACATTTATGGTGACGGCTCAGCGTTTACAGACTGGTTTGCCGATGAGGGGCAGGTTGCTTATAGAACGCATCAAGCGGCTATCGCTCAGATGCGCGAAGGTGAGAATGATGTTGTATTGCTTCGCTATGGCGATTCATTTGAGCAAACAGGAGAAATAAACAACTTGCCAGCAGGTAAAAGCCTGCTTGAAAGTCATATTATTACTGCTTATGGGAATCCGGCACTTGGCAGGCCATTTATTGCCTTTAAGAAGCAGGGTAGTAATTCAACCATGTTTGATAATGTTACTCAGGTTGGACAGGTTGGAAGGGGTGATAACTTCATAATTGCCCATATCCACGCATCTTGTACGGTAAGGGACCCATCAAGCCCTGATTTTGCTGGATGGAACAACGTTGCAGCAGCAAGCTTTTATTTTTCCTATTCTAATGCGCCAACAATGTACAACACCCTAATTGAAGGGTGTCGAATGGATTGGTTTAGTGTTTCAATAAACACATCGTCGGTCGTAGAAAACTTTCATGAACGTAGAAACACATTCTATAGAAACTATGGCAACTTTGCTGTTGGTAGTTACGGTCAGAAAACAAGGTATTTACAGCAGGAAAACCTTTTTTATCACTGCGGTTATTATGACAGGTATGACGGAACTGATAATACGTTTGCATATTCTGGTCAATTCGTTGATGAGTTAGCTACAACATTAAGTGGCGCTGCTGAAACGCAAGTTGTGTTTACAAGAACCCTGCCGAGCAATATGCCTGATGGCGTCTATATTTATGTTACAACGGATGGCGCTGTTGAGGTAGAGATTGAGGTTTTAAGTTATACAGGATCAACAATAACCATTCCCGCTACAGATTTTTCAGCCGATAACGCTACAGCAGGAAATCAGGTTAGAGTAAGGTTGTATGGTGGCGTGTTCACAAGCCACTCAAGCTATGCATTACAGCCAAAAAAATACTACTGCGTTGATAACGTATCTATAAACCCATCATCAACCCACAATAAAAACATTAATGATGATGATGACCTACTGAACGCATATGACTGCGCATATACAGGAAATCTTTATGTGGGTGGTGAGATAGGTATTGAGGCGAGAGGTAACGTATCAAGCACATCCCTGCCTAGGTTCGGTCGCTTTATAGTCGGTGATAATGTTTTCGCTGGCGTTGGTCAAAACAAACCAACCAACCGGGGGCTTTCATGGCCCATGTGGTTCCAAGACCATGAAGATTTAGATGCTCAATATAATTGGGTTTCTACCATATTCACTGATGCGGTAGTAGATGATAGGAGAACTGTTTTATTAGGCGGTCTATTTACCGACTCGGATGTTAAATACAATATCTTTGAAGGTACAGAATCGACTATCCAAGAGTCCGGCATTACAGCGGGACAGTCTATAGCGGTTTATGGAAACGCAATAAATGAAACTGGTTATGTTGAAGCAACGAGAGACATAGACTCCTACATGACTGAGTTTCATAGCGGTGGAACAACTGATGATTTTGCAGCGCTACTTTTGCCAAGGCATAAAGGTAACTGGATAACATTAGATCGCGATGCTCACTCATACATAAAAGAGGGGTTTAGGTTTACTGACAAAGGCATAAATATAATAGATCAAGCAGAAAACCAATTAGCTCGTGAAGGTGATGACGCTGTGTTTTCTATTAATGCCTACATAGAGCCAATAGACGCATATCAGTGGTATAACTCACCCGCCAATACTCCGGTAAGTGGCGCGACTTCAAGGCTTTTAACCTTATCAGCCGTATCTCTTGCAGATAACGGGGATCAATACTACCCGATTGTTAGTAGCAATAAAGGTAGCGTCACAGGTACGGCTGCAACCTTAACAGTTGAAGAGGCGATACCGTATGTAACATTCAACGGCGTAGATTCCTATGCGTCCATATCTCCAGACATGATAGTTCGTGATGGAGTAACTGGTATAGGTGATTGGGTGCAATTTGAGGTTAAGACTACAACAGGTGGAATAGTTGTAGGCGAATCTGGTAGCGCGGACGCAAGGGTAGAAGTTAATGCAACAGGCGTCATCGTTAGAACGTGGATAAGCCCCACTACGTTTAACTACCCTAAAACCGGACTGCTGGATGGAAACTGGCACACCATTAAAATTGAACGTGATGCTGCTGATTCATTCTTTGCGGTTATTGACGGAGAAACAATTGCCCAATCCGGCACAACATCCATCACTGCAAATATCAGGGTTAATCGGGTTGCGCGCAGAGGCACAATATACACCAACGCATCTGTTAGAAACTTAACTGTATCAGGATCTGTATTAACCACCTACGCAATAGATTCGGGAAGCACAACAACTGAGGCTGCAAGCGTAGGTACTGGAACAATGACCTTCGTTAATGTGATATCTGGTGATTGGACCTAGTTTCTAATGTAAGCCATATCAAGCCGCCTCAGGGCGGTTTTTTATGCCTGGAGTAAAGCATGAATAGATTGGCAAAGGTTGGTGGTTTATCGCTGGCATCCATCCCTTTAATGGTGTTTCTGGCGTTATGGGAGGGCGGTAGTGAAGGTATGACCGTTTACGCCGATAAGTTTGCAGGCGGACTGCCTACAGCGTGTCACGGTATCACTAAGTACGTGACAGATGAGCCGGTTATTGTTGGTGAATACTGGCCAAAAGAAAAATGTGATCGGGTGATGAGTGTTGCGTTAACTAAAGTTCAGCTGGAGCTGCTGAGCTGTTTAACGCATGAGCCACCACAAGGCGTGTTTGACGCTGTTTCTTCATTAGCTTGGAACGTAGGCGCGCCCAAGGCATGTAAGAGTCAATCAGTGCGTCACATTAACCGTGGTGATTATTTGAAAGGCTGCAAGTTACTCGCAAATACATTCAGCGGTAAACCAAACTGGTCTTATGCGAGTGGAAGGTTCATTCAGGGGCTTTATAACCGCAGGCAAGCTGAGCGTGACAACCTTTGTTTAGCGGGTCTTTATGAATAAATACATTCTTATCACCGTTGCGTGCCTGACGTTCGTTGCAGGCTGGCAAATACAAGGCTGGCGGATGGGTGAGCAGATTGCTGAGTTAAACGCCAGAACAGCAGAAACACTGAAAGCAATTACTGTGACTGCAGCCAATAAACAATGGGAATTGCAAGATGAACTCGATACTAAACAGGCTAAATGGGCAGTTGTTGAGGCTGAACAATATACTTTACTGCGTGATGCAGAGAAGCAAAACAACCAGCTTCGTGCTGATGTTGATGCTGGCCGTAAGCGGTTGCGCGTCAACGCAAGCTGTCCAGCCAGTAGCGACAACATGCCCGAAACCGGATCCAGTGCCAGCGTGGATAATGGAATCGCCCCCGAACTTAATGCAGATGCTCGACAGGATTATTATTCCCTCAGAGACGGAATTGAGCGAATAACCAAGCAACTGCTCGCGTGTCAAGTCAGGTTAAAGTAGCTTTCTTCGAATACCTATTAGCCCTAATAATGAGGAAGCAAGAAAAAAAATACTTGCAGGCAAGGGGACGGCTGATGGGGTTACGCTCCATGAGACCTCTGTATCTATTCCAGATGCAAACGCCAAGACACTGAAATAATATTCTTGGTTATTGATTAGGTTTAACCAGGTCGACCCACTCAGGGCGGTTGTGGAATAAGAATCTAGGCCTGAAGAAATGGATATGGCCTTTGAAGGATTCGGGCCTATTACAGACCATGAAAACAAAGCTGATTGACTCGGGCCAAAATATTTTGTGTATAGCTGAACAAAAACAGTTTCATTATGTAAGAAAATTTCGCCATTTTCGGTAAAGTAACCTGGAGATGACTCACCATAACAAGTTTCATCAAAACATCCGCCAATACTGTCTCCAAATGGGGTTGAGTCACCCCATATAGCAATAAAAGCAGAATGACTGGCCGATGAGAAAAATAAAAAAGATAAGAATAGGATAGCTTTCACGGGACTCCCTCCATAGAAGTGTGATAGAGATCACAAAATATGATCCCTTGCTATCCTAAGTCAAAATTATTTACTTCATAGTGAGGATATTCATTGCCTTTGTTTTTATCTCGTCAATACGCGAATTATGCACTGCAAAATAATTGGTGGTTCGCCTTGGGTACTGGTGCGAATCGATAAATGCCTCAAGACTTAAGCCTTTTGCTGAGTGCGGTAAACGGTTTGGGATGAACAGCTGATAGCCAAGTGATTCAAAGAACTGCCACATAGCCTCTTTGGTATAACCCAGTACCTCACTTGGCCCGGACTCAAACATGATCACAGGTTTACATCTTTCAATCAGTTTTACACTGCCACGTAAAGCGCCAAGCTCTGCACCTTCAATATCAATCTTGATAACGTCAACATCATTGCGGTCAACTAGGTTGTCCACCAGGTTCATTTCAACGGTAGTTTCCCGGGAGTTTTTCATCTTATTAAGCGAGCTGTATCCGCTAAGCTTTTGATCGATAAAAAATCGGGTAAGGCCAGTGCTGTCAGACACGGCGCACTCATAAACTTCAACATCCTTGAATTTGGATGAAAGTTTTTTGGCCTTATCTGGTATCGCTTCAAAGGCAATTATTTTTGATGGACTGGAATGCGCTTTAACCTCAGAGATAATAGATCCGATGTGCGCGCCTATATCGACAAATACCTTATCAGTATCGCACAGCCTGACCACCAGAAACGTGGAAAGGTGATCGTTCATGACAGTGCCAACAGACAATGAACGTTTATTGGCCTGAGTTAATAATTCGGCTTTCGTGCGTAGTCTCAATAAAACACCATCAAATCCTGTACCAACCAGCATTTCCTTAAGCATCGTTTTCACCTTTTAATTAATAATTTTTGGCGAAAGCGAAAAGTAAAACTCAGTCCGAAACCAACACGTAACCCATTGTTTTTATTATGCCGAAAATGCCATTTTTGACAGTAGCTAAAAACGGTGTAAAATCACGCCCCTAGTAGGTTTGCGCGTTTTACCGTACCACCTTGACATGGTGGGGGTCGATGGTTCGAATCCATTCGTGCCTACCAATTTACCCTATATAATTCAGTAAGTTGGCAGTGTTTTACTTTTCGTCTTTCACTAAAAATAATAAAGAATA